CAAGTTTTTGCTCATATATAGCTAATAATGTTGGATTAAAACCTACATCTCCAGCTTGCTTTAAACTTGCTATAGATTCAAATAATGTCTTTTGAGTTTTTGTAAGACCTTCAGTTAATTCTTTAGATAAATCGATTTTTTGATTAAATCTATCAATTATTTGAGCTTGTAAATCAAATTCTTTAGTTGTTTCCTTTGCTGATTGAGTATTAGAATCAATTAAACCTCCAGCTTTTTCAATTTCAGCAGGTATTTTTGCTTCAATAGATAATGTTTCTAATGCTATTTTTTTTCTTTCTTCAGCACTATCAACAGTTTGTTGAATTAAATCATTTAATTCTGCTTCAATTTTATTAGCTTCAATGTTACTAGCCGTAAATTGACCAGCAACTTTAAGTGCACTTGTTTGCTCACCAATTCTTGCTTTTTCTAACTCAGCTCTCTTAGCTAAAATTTCTAATGCTCTTTGTTCTTCTTGAAGTAATAAGGTTAAAGTTTATTTCTCATTTTCAGTAATTGTTTGACTAAATGCAACTGCCTTAGATTTAGCAATTATGCTTTTTGTAACTTTATCATAAGCGTCACCTACATTACCTAAAAGAATCTGCTCATCTGTATAACCTTTTAATAAACCAGGATATTCTTCTTTTATTTTTTTTACAGCTAATAACCTTTGTTCATCGCTTAATTTAACATTCTCTGCTTGAAGTCGTAATAACTTTAATGCTTGAATTTCAGTCTGAGCTGATTGAGCCCCTTCTAATTGAGCCTTACTAACACCATCAAGATTATTTTTAAAATCTTCAAGCTCTTTGTTCAAATCCTTAGTTTCTTCAGCAGAATCAAAAGCACCTAATTGATATGCTGTAAAAGCTGCTGTAACAGCAGAAACACCTAAAATAACTAGGTTTGTTCCTGTAAATAAACTTTTAAAAAATGTACCTAAAGCAGCTGCTGTACTTCCAGTAGTAACTCTTAAAGCAGATAGCTGTTCTGCAAACTGCTGAATGTTGTTAGCAACACCAATAATACCAAAAGGAGCATCCTGAATGATTCGGTTAAATGCAATAGCTGATCCACCTGCTGCACCTGCTGATACTCTAAACTTATTAAATGATTGAGAAGCATTATTTGCAAAGTTCTTACTTTTAGTAGCAATACTATCTAATTGCTGCTCAGTTTCTTCAAGAGCATTGTTTAAACCTTGAGTTGCACCTTGAGATTCAGATCCAAATTTCTTTAAATCTTTTTCAACTTGATTTATGGCAGATTTAATGCCTTTTATATCAAGGGTAAACTTTAATACTATTTCATTAGCGTTCATGACTCAAAAATACTAATTTTTAGCCATCTTATCTAAGAACGCTTGCCGTCTAGCTTTTATGAGATTAGCATCAAGTTTTCTACCTCTATTATCAGTAGGCAGAGGGAAGTATTGCTGAATAGACTTATTAGGGCTTTTCTTAGGGATAGATGTATAAACCTGGTATGCTACCAATCTATATTTTTCCCAATCCCTTGCTTGGCTAGTCTGATGCCCTCGCAGAGTAAGTATTGTCTCAGCAAAAGTCATTTCATAAAAATTTTTAGGAAGTATGCCTACTTCTCCAAAGATTTCTTGGCAGATTTCATACCACGTTGATTTTTTTTTTCAGCAACAGAGTTTTGCTCTAGTTCTTGGATAGCAGGTAAATCAACACCCATAGATTTCCAAAAAGTATTCCATACAGAATAGATTTCATCTCCACTTAACTCAGAGATCCATTCCCCTACCTGTTCAGCAGTTGCAGTCTTAGTAAAACCAACAACATAGTCGTTTCCAATAAGTCCTGCGTATATTAAGGTTTTAATTAACAAATAATGATTCTCTTCATTAAGTTTCATTATTCTGTCTAGCAAGTCCTCAGTTTCAAAATTAGCTTGCTCTCCGTTGTAAATTATTTTAGCCAATTCGATGGCTGAAAAGTTGTTAAATCGCAAGGTTCTTTCCTGACCTCCGATTTTAAGTTTCATGATTCCTGTCATGCCGTAAATTTAGTAATTAAAACCAAAAAAAAAACCCCTCACACTGAGGGGCTTTAACTAAACACAAACACGGAAAACAGGAAATTAGGTTGGGATTGCATCATCAATCGGACCAGAACCTGTAATTGTTACAGAATAGGTCTGATATTCAGGTGCAGTTGCAGTCTCGTCAAACTGAGAGATAAAACCTTGTCCATATCGGATGTAAGAGTTATCAAGTGATTGAAACTTAAATTTCTTAGTAGTTCTTGCAATGACAATGTCAAAGATTCCTTCAGCAGAGATTTCACTAGCTCCAGGAGCTGTGTTCACATCACCTTCAAAAGACATAGTCCAAGAAGCAGTAGATGGTAGGTTCTGTACGAAGTCACCAGTACAATCGTTGTTGATTTCTGTTGCCGCAACAGAGATGGAAAGAGACTTGGAGGAAGTACATACCGCCAATTTCCAGTTAGGAGTAGAAGTCGCAGAGCTGTCGATGTAAACTCCAATATCTTTACTAAATAATTCGTTAGCCATAGTCGTTGTCAATTATTATTTCAAAGGTAATAGAAAATATCAATTAATCAAAAGGGTACTACAATGTGGAAGTAAGTACGGATATTTCGATAAATCCAATACTCACCTGTCCGTAACTGAACGCTATTTGAAGAGTTCAATCTAGTCTCACCAATTTTCCATCCATAGGCAGTAATGTTTATGTCATTCATGTTCATTGGATTGATAATATCGTCAATATCTTCAGCAATGTCAAGAGCCTGATCCATGCCTGTTGGTCGTGTAAAGCCTGTTACAATATCAACTGTAACCTCAGCGTTAAACTTCTTGCAGTCAGCGTTCTGAATCTCGTTTGTGGTGATATTTGAGATAATCACATAAGGGTAAGCAGCATTCTCAGGAATAGAAAAAGCATCGTATATAGGCACACCAATCTCTGGGTACAAAGCCTGATAGTAACCTGATTTTAACGCTTTAGATAAATCCATATTCAAAGATAAGTTTTTTTTAGCGATTGATATTAAATCCAAACCTTGACCCTGTCTGTCGGAAGGCAAGTCTGCATCGGCAGTTAATGGTATTATTCATTGTTGCTCCTTGTGTTGAATCCCCAGGGTAGGCAAGTTGTTGACCTTGTACAATAAAGTTGTCCTTCAACGGAATAAAATACTTAGGGTCAGTCATAATGTGAGAATCTCTAGTTCTATCATCACGCATAGCTTTCCATGCTTTTTCCCAATTTAATCCTGATGATTCTATGGCAAATATCTGAGCCTTGCTCATGGCATTGGTAGTCTCTGTTCTTGCGATGGTGTTAGCACGCAGTTCTAGGTCCACAGAGCGTATTAGCTGCGTTATCTGCTCGTCACTTAACCCTAGACCTCTCTGCTTAGAGATAAGCTCTCTAACACGCTTAATACCGGTGCTAAGGACTTCGTTAATTCTAAAGATGATATAGGTCTGCAAGAAGCCATCCATTAGCCTTCTCCAAAACGAAGTCATTTCACTTGTCTCTTGAGGTTTTAGAGTACTTGCAACCTCGTCAAATATGTCCTTTGTAGAAATTTCTTGGTTAGTTATCGGAGCAACAATAGAGTTCCATGTCAATGTCCCTTCATCCTCCATAATAAGCTGATACATGGCTTGATAAACCATCTTTAACCCATTATCATCAACTTTGCCAATGTCTTGTCCTGTGGCAAATAAATCAGCCATTTCATTGTACTGATCTGACAACGCTCTTCTTATCAAACGAGCAAACCTCTTCTCAAAGTAGGAATGTCGAGATAAGAATATGTTGTCTGGGTAATTCATTTAGCACGCTCATAGATTTCAACTGCTCCCCAAATTACTAAAAAAGCAATAGAAACCGAAAATAAGTATGCAAATGGCTTATTAACCCAAATAGCAATCTCTACAATCCCTGAACAGATTGCTAAACACAGAAATGCTAAAAAGCAAATCTGTGCCAAATCCTTTAGTTTTATCATGTTTGTTGTAATAGTTTTATGATATTTTTTACGGATTTATAGAATTCCTCTCTGCCATTTCGAAATAAAAATGACTTAGCTGGAATTGGATAAAAAGGTGGTTGATTTCCTTTAAAATCACTTGCATATTTAGTCAATCCGTACTCTTGTAAAAATGTTTGATCTACACCAACTCCTGTTCCAAATTCAATATATGGAGCATAGTTTACATCATTTATCCCTCCTGCTTTTACCTCTACTGTCAATCCATTATTAGTTATTTCAGAACGAATAGTATTGTGTAAAGCTAATGTGTCTTTACGAACATCTCTTTGAGCTGCAGATTTGGTTCTAACTGACCATTGAACCATCTCTTCAGTAGTATTTTTTTCTACTTCTTTAAAATACTTGTTTAGGTCTCTTAAAAAAGAATCTACTCCAACTACCTTAACTTGGACTGCCATTTCTGTTAGTGGTTTCCATTGCAGAGAACGCTCGGATAGTAATATACCTTCTCAATCGGTCTACCTTTGGAGCCATAGAAGTAAAGTAAAATCCTCTCCACTCAATCTGATCTCCATTGATAATGGCAACAGAAGGATTGTATCGGATTACTACCTCAATCAATGTACCCAAGTCCTGCTTCTGCACAACAACATCAGCACTTGCACTAATCTCACGCACACTAGCTCCTTTAGGCTCGTAGTATGTAGATACAGTGTTAATCAGCTGACCTGTAACAGGATTCTGAGTTTGTATAGAACGCTTAAAGGCAACTTTCTCTCGCATCATGGGAATACAATTCTTCTGTATGGATTTACAAGCAACTTAACTTCATTCAATAAATTAGCATCAGAACCTTCTTCTCTAAACTCGTAGTAGTGGTATGCCTGACGATAGATTGCTTGCTTTATTGCATCATTTACCAAACTTGCGTTGGTTACATAGGTAATATCAATATCTTTTCCACCTTCTTTTAGCAAATCACCAAATAAGGTGTAACCTGCTGTAGTAATGGATTGAATAGGACCATAAGGCAACTTATAGTTCTTAGGCAAATGCAACGCAATTAATCTAATGGTTCTGATACCTAGAGACTTCTGCATATACTGCTCAATGTTCTGTCTTGCAGATTTTAGAAACAACAAAATCAAATTGTCATCTGTATCGAAGTCAATTCTTGCGTAGTCCTTAAAGTCATTAACATTGTAAGGTTCAACGTAACTAGCCTCACTTGTAAAAGTTACCTGTAGTCCTGTTGCACCCTGATAGTCATATACTGGCAATATATCGCCAAGCATATCTTCATTAAATTCGTAGCCTGCCATGATGTAAAGATAATAAAAAAGCCTTGGAAAAATCCAAGGCTCTTAATTCAAACTATTGATTCCTAATTAGGAAGCCAAAGTTACCTTAATGAAGGCGTTGTCATAGAACACAGGAAGAGCAACTCTCTCTTCAACACGAACTAGGATTACGTTCTTCTCAGCATCGTCAGAGTTCTGGTCGAAGAATCTGATACGAGGAGCCTGACGGGTCAACAACTGAGCTTGGTTCCAATCACCAACGATACCAGTTCCTTGAGAAAGGTAAGAGTTAGAGAATACAGGGATACCTACTACGTTCAACTGTCCAGTCAAAGGATTAACAGTTACAACACCAGGGAAGTCATACTCACCAGAACCAGCAGCTTTACCCAACAAGATGTTTACATAATCTTGGTTGCTCAACACGATTCCAGTTGGAGTGTGAAGGTTGTTCTTCAACTGACGCAAAGCAGCATCAATCAAGATTTCGATACTGATAGTCTTAGAACCATTGTAGTTCTCAGAGTTAGCAGCGTCAAGAAGCAAACCTTGGATAAAGGTATCTTCCTTCTTCAACAATTCAGCACGACCTTTGTTCTGCAAGAATGAAGTCATCCAAGCCAAATCCTCAATCATAGAGATTGGAACTCCCTTGATAAGACCTGCAATCCACTCAGCATCTGCCTGATAAGTAGTGAACTTAGGCTCGATTTCAGGCTTAGAACCGTCTCCGTAAGCCCAAGTGTTAGCACCACCTACAGTAGCGTTCTCCTTTGGATACTTAACGAATTCACCTGCCATAGTTCCACCAGGAAGTACGTTTCTGTAGTGGAAAGACTCATACTTAACCAAGATTGGATCTCTGAAGTCAGTTACGAAAGGCTCATAACCTGTGAAGTCAGAATAGTTGAAATCTTTCATGGTCATTTCCATGCCCTTACCAGACTTCACATTCTTAACCATCTCAGCGTGGTTAGCCTTCAAAGTCTCATGTAGAGACCATCCGAAGTTCTTACGCTCAACCTTCTGAGCAGCTTTCTCATTTGCATGAGCCAATGCCAAATCCATTTCTTTCTGGATGTCAGCGTGTTTTGCCTGCATATCAGCAGTCAACTTGTCCATTGCGTCTTTAACTTTTGCGTCAAATCCTGCAACGTCTTTTTCTCTTTCAGTAGAGAAGTTCTTCTTAAGAGTGGTTAGCTCTTCAGCTAGGAAGTCCTGAACTTCCTTAATTTGCAATTCTGCCATGATTTCTAAATGTAGATTTAAGTGATTCAATAATTAATTTATGGTCCAAATCGGCTTCTTTCTCTTCCAAAGTAGCAGGTGCTGGCTTTAGAATGTCATAAAGTGATTTCAATCTTTCTTCTAATTTTACTAATGTCTCATCAGTAGCATCTGATGTTCTAACAAACTTCTCAAGTCTGTCCAAGTACTCAAACGCATCTGTTTCAGACTTCAAGTCGATAAATGTAGTTTCAGGATTAGCTCCTAGAAATTGTACTGCTGATCCTTCAAACATAATTACTTCTTTAATAACATTTGCCTTTCTGCTCTGGTCAAAGTACTGTTTGTCCTTTGGTACAGAGAATCCAAAGCTATGTTGGTTAATAAGCCCTGATTCAACCATCTTCATGAAGTCAACTCCAAGAGCATGAGTGCCAATCTTAGCCTCATATCTCAAGCCCTTCATATCCTCCTCTAGGTTAGTAATAAGAGCTACTGACTTTCTTGAGTCATGGTCTAGCAAGTACTTAATAAGTTTCTTGCCTTGAGGTCCACGCTCCATGATGGTCTTAGTGAATGCACCTTTTTCGATAACATCACCATCCAAGTCTTTATTTCCGAACATTGCAAAGTAACCTGAAACAACTCCTTGTTTCATGTCTGCATCTTGAAAGCCTTGATTTATTCCTTTAGTTAGCATACTTGCGCTCTGTTCTTTAATTTCACCTAATTCTCTTAGTTTACTTCTACTCCATGATAGGGCAGCTTTTCCTCCCCAGGCATCGTACATCAAAAGACCACATCCATCCTCGTAAGAAGTAGAAGAAGCTAAATCAACTTCATGCCTACTTAGATAGCTGTATATTCTTTTAATCGTATCTACGCTAACAGCTTCTCCTTTAGCTAGTTGGTTGGCTCTCTGCTTTCCTACATCAGTTCCGCATGGTCCCCAACCATTCTCTTCAACAAATTTAAGAACTCTCTTGGCATTGTTTCTAACAGCTTCAGGATAGTCTGAATAGCTGTCAGCGTTTTTTATGCTAATTAATTCCATACACAAAGATTGAAAAAAACTATTAAAGTAACAAACTCATAGAAGATGACTAATTGCCTTCCTTGTATCTTCTCCATGCTCAAACCTATAGTAGTGAAACAAGTATATACCTTTAGCGATACCAATCCTTAATCTGTGTTGCATTACTTTCTTGCAGAAGTGGTAGTCAAAGAAATGCCCCTGTATCTGAATACCACCTTCAGGAAATCCACCAACCTGCCTCCACATACTCTTAGGAAACAACATAAACAGCCCACCAATTACCTGCTGTATCGGCATTACATTACATCCATGCTCTTTATACAAATCCACAGCAATCTTCCTATGGTTAAGCACATCAGAATCGTTGCTCTTCCTTCCTCCTACTAGCTGATAGTGCAAACCCAATCGGTTAGTCATGCAGCCTACTAGATCAAACTCTCCTGCTCTAGCTATGTCCTCACATTGCTGATATATCTTCTCATGATACATGGGTAGCGTATCAATGTCTCTAAGACAAATCCAATCGTTCTCAGGTAGCCTTTCGATTATTTCGTTTATAGCCCTGCCAATGTTCTTGTCTGATCTACCAGGTGTGATGTGATGCACACTAACGTTCTTCTTGTCCTCCTGTTGCTTCTTATGTGGCTTAACCTTGATGTATCTACTCTGCAATGATTGATGCTGAATGTTCTCCATCCTTGACTGCGTAACCCACATAGCAAATGGAACTGCTAACTCATCAACATCAGTATGCTCTTGAATAACATCCCACACCTTCTCCATGAGTTTATTCTGCACCTCGTTTCGATTCGACCGCACAAAGAAATTGTTGTGGTACAACCCTAGCTTATCGCTAAACCTCAGCTCCATGTAGTACCTAATCTGCCTTTTAACCATGTCTAAATCAATAGACCTAGTCATGGCAAACTGATAAACACTATTGTGCATTCTATGGGTAAACCATATCGGATGACTTGGAGGCTCTGCTATCAACCTTACATTTCCATCAATGTAGCAGACTAAATCGTATTCACTTAGATACACATGAGATAAGAACTTATACTTCCTACAATCTTTCTTATCATCTCCATCCACATCTATTATAGACCATCCATCAGCCTTAATATACAAGTCATCGGTAAATACCACAAAGTCCCACCCCTCAAACTTAGGGGCAGGACTTATCTCATCGTATCCTCCTAGAAGTACAGTATATACTACCTTCTTATTTCTCTCCATGTTCTATCATCGTAGAAATTTAAGTTCTTGTCACTACTAGCAAACCCAAACAAGCATTCATCTTTCTTTGCAATCATGCCTGGGAATCGCTCAGTCAAGTACTTGTCTAATGTAATCTTGCCTAGCCTACTTTTTACCTTGTCCGTATCCATCCAATAAAACGAACCACTATAGTGGAAGTCCTGAGGTACATAAGGAGGGCAAGGCAACAGCTTACCACATACACCTGCAAATATCTTATTGCCAAGTCTAGGTACATTCTCTAAGTTCTTTCTATACAAGTGAGAAATCCAAATGTCCAAGCCACTCCATATTGGCCTTGTGACACCTTTGCAATGACCATAGAAAGTCATGCCTCCATCTATTTCTGCTAAGGACTCTAAGAAGTGAAATGCCTCACCTGTTGTACTGATATTCTTGACAACTCGATACTCGCAATCTTTTGGCAGCATATCTACAATAGGTGCCAAAGAATAGTCCTGATCTACAGCAATCTTGACAATCTTTTGACCATCAAATACCTTCCAATAAACCTCTAATAGCTTTAGATTCAATACATGGTAATGTCCTAGCTTACCATTGAAATAAATGAAGTAGATTAAATTTTTTCTAGCATCAGAGTCCATCCTGTTGGGGTTAGTGGTCTTTCTAGTAGTGCATACCCTAGACTCTTCCAAAACTCAATCCACTCTGGCTCCGCCTTGATGTTAATGTGTCCCCATGCCTCATCTCCAGGCGTTTTATGAGGTGTAGAACTGAATAATATCAATCGTGGCTCTATAAAATCTACAGCCTTGACAATCTCCTCATCGGTCATGTGTTCTGCAACCTCAATAAACAGCATTAAGTCAGCAACCTTAGGTCTAGCAATCACCTTCAATTCAGGGTACTCTTTCTTGCAGTAATCTCTGTGACTCTTAAACACATCCAATGCCATGACATCAAATCCATTCTGTCGCATCACCTCAGCGTACACTCCTGTGCCACATCCGTAGTCAATTACATTTTCTGCATTAAACTTCTTGCAATACTCTGCTACACTAGTAGCCAAGTTTACAAATGCTACATTCTGCATAGTCAAGTTCATATCCTCGACCTCTGCTCGTAG